TTTCAAACCGTTGAGCCGAGTAATGTCGAGACAGAACAGTATATATACGATGAAGATGGAAATCAAACAATAAACCCTAATCATGACGAGCCTGGAGAGTTAATAAAATTATCAACAGGTCATGCAGGCGAAGAACCTGAAGGCTCTGAATACACTTTTGCTACTGATTTAAGTATAGATATAGATACAGGCGAAGGAACATTAGAGAGTGAATCTCCTGATACAATATTTTCAGAGTGTGATGTAAATGCAGTTACTCCTGAAATGATTGCTTTCGACCCATCACATTATGTGGACGACTGGAGAGAAAATGTTAATGCTGTTAACGGATTAAGTGTTACATTTTATGTGGGAAGAGATATGCCACAAAACGATTTTAAGCAAGATGATAATGATTTTTATACAAATGAGCTTAAGGATGGGTTTCCTGAAAAAATTAGTAATACAAAAAATGCAAAAATAAGAACTCGATTAATAAATTTTGAGTTACATCAAAGATACATTGTAGGGAACATATCTCAGCACGACTATTATGCAGATGTTAAAGGAAGAATTGATACATTTGAAGCATCAGAGCCATTTATTGAAGATAATTCTGGAGATACTGTAGTGGTTGGGGACTATACGGGAAAAACATTAAACATAAACTCTGTTGGAGATGATTGGCTTATTAGAAATCCTGCCGACATATTATTGCACATTATGGATAAAGAACTCGACTACTCTCTTTCTGAAACAGGGGTTGATGAAAGCTCTTTATCTATAGCTAGGCAAAACCATGACTCGTGGCTTTTTGACTTTACTGTAAGTGAAAAAATAAATTCACAAGATTTCTTTAAGGCTTTTTGTCAAAGCACATTATTTGTACCTAAAATAAACCATGACGGAACTTTTGGATTTGTTAATTTTCTTAAAGATTATAATGCAGATATTACTATACAGTCTGAAGATGTTATAAATTTTGAATATTCTAAAACTAGAAGAGAAGATTTATATTTAAAAGTAAAGGTAGATTACGATTACGATGAAGGATTAAAAAAGTATCAAGGAAGCACAGACCCTTCTTATGGAGGAGCAATCCCTGGAGAATATGTAGATGAGAACGGGCAGGTTCAAGATGCTTTACTACAACATCTTCAAATGTATAAAATAGCTAGAGTTGATGATAATTATTTAGAAGTAAAATCTAAATTTATTAAAGATTCAGCAACTGCAATATATCTAAGAGATTATTTGCTTTCTTTCCATAAACATCGGCACAATGTTATAGAATGCACTCTTCCACACAAATACCTTAATTTAGAATGTGGGGATATTGTTAATTTCGATTCTTTAATAAAGGGTCTAACTATGTTTGGAAAAGATTATACGCAGACTTATAAACTAGCAGGGCAAGATATTCTCCCCTTGTTTTTAGTTCAGTCTGTAAGCAAAACAACTTCCAATATTAAAATAAATTTAATTCAGTTGCATAAATTTGATAGTAATGTAATAAGCTCTGGCTTGCAGCCTCTTTCTGCACCTGCATTTTTTCCAGAAGAAACTCAATATGTTTTAGGAGATGTTAATCTTGATGGTTCTGTAGATGTGCTAGACATTGTTGCTATGACACAAGCTGTAGTTAGCAGCCCAGGCAGCGTGCCAGCCTCAGCATTGCCAAATGCAGATATGAATCAAGATGGCTCTATTGATATTCTTGATATTGTTCAAATAGTAGGTCAGGTAATAGGAGAATAATGAGTTCAACAATAACTAATTCAACGATAAGCGATTATGATGGGCATATAACATTTGTATGTGATGGAAACCCGTCAGTTATACAAATTGATTATCAAGGAGCAATTCAAGCAGAGTCTAAATTGCCAAGCGGATTTATAATATGTGAAGCAAATAAAAAAATATTTATTATAAGATTAACTAAGAAAAAAATGCCTAAGTCTCTTTTTACTTATGAGGGAAACTTTAAGATTAATTCCACAAAAGTATATAATTCAAGAGGCGGTGTAACGGCATCGTCTATAGATAGGCAAAAAATAAGATTTGGCGATACCGAATATTCTTGGGATGCGGAAAGTAAATGGGAGTCGCTAAGAGGCAATGAATATAAAGTAAAAAAGAATGGCAAATCTGTAATTTATAATAACAATTTGCATACAGATGATTTTGGAGAAATAAAGCTATCAAATGGCGAGAGCTATAAAGGATATTTTAATTACGACAGCAGGGGAATTTTTATGACAGGAAAAACAATGGGCAAAGATTCTCAAATTATAAGTCCAAGGAAAAAACGATTTATAAAAAGAAAAGCAACTGCTCAGTCTATTACGAGAAACAGGAGAAATAATGGCTAATCAGCAAACAGGAACACCTAGATTTTTTATTGATTTTACACAACTCGCCAAACTTAAAGGATATTATTATTGGGAAGAAGATGTTCAAAATGTAAATAAAATAGTTTCTAATAGAGAAGAAAGAAATAACAATATATGGAATTTCGATTTATATAACCCTCAAACATATGAAGCCATAGAGTCAAATCCTGATTTTTATTTTCGTTTAACCCAAGATACTACATTTAGTAGAATTGTAAATCAGTCAAATTGGGCAGGGTTTTTTAATCACGATTTTTCAAGCACATTGACAGAACAATCTACTATAAAATTCGGTATAGTTAATACAGTTGAAAACACCCAATCAAGCAGAACAATATCAGACTCTTCCGACTTTGAAATAAATTGTTCTATAAATAAAAACGGGTTTAGCTTAGGCACATTTAGTGAAATTGGAAGTGTGTATAATCCCGATTTAGTATATCTCGGATTAAGAAATGCTTCTTTAGGAGAATTTTCTGTATCATCTGCTTTATTTGGAAGGTATTATGATATGCCTCAAAGTCCCGACTTAAATATAACTAAAAGTATTTCATATGATGGGTACAAAATCAATCAAAGCTTAGGGGGTTCAGACTATGTTCAAATAAATAACTTTGGCTCGCCTGATTGGTTAAACGGAGAGCCGTTTAGCTTATCCCATAAAGACGAAACCCCTTCAAGAACTGGAAGGCACGGAAGAAGAATGTGGAAACTATCATATAGCTATATAGATGCAGATAAAGTGTTTTACGATACAAACAGGTTAAACACTTTTGGAGACTTGGTAAGTGCTGAAGGTAGTGAGACTAACGAGCTATCAGCAGGCTCAGAAATTCAGCAAATATATGACTTAACTTTAGGCGGAGCTTTAAGCTTTATTTTTTGCCCCGACCCTAGTGTTGATAATCCAGAAATTGCACAATGCAGAATTTTACAGAATTCTTTATCAGCTAACCAAGTAGCCTATAATACCTGGAATATATCTATGGATATAATTGAAGTTTGGTAATCGACTTAAAGTAATGCTTTAACTCGACCTTCTTGGGTCTTTTACTACAAAGCCTAGTGTTGCAGAGAATCTTATTATTCTATCTAATAGTTCGCTAAAATCTTCCTTAGTTAAGTTTTTAGTAGATTCGACTGCGAACTTTTGTTTTATAACCTCGTGCATCTCATCTTCGTTGTAGCCAAGATGGTCTCCTATCTGTCTTATTATTAACCTGTAATAGTTATTCTGCTCTACAGAACGCATTTTAGGGGCAACTTTTATATCAACCCAAACATCGCCCTTGATTCCATTTAAATATCTTCTAAAGCCCCCTACATCATCCATTTTTAAATTACCATTTTTAACTTTTCCTGTGAATTTCATATATTCTGAACCTCAAATAATTCGTTTATTTTAATTAACATTCCGTATGTTATAAATTTAGAGTCTTTGTCTCCCATAGGTCTTATTTCGTGGTTACCTTTTTTATAAAGCTTTACAACCAAATCTTTTAAGTCTTGAGTTTTTATCCAAATAAGCCTTTTGTTTTCATCGTTTTTTACTAAATTGTAAACAAACCATTCAGACCTAGAAGACATAACTCCTGTATATTCTTTTCGGTTATCAGATTTATAAATCCTATAAACCTCTACTGCAATATTACCGCTTTCTAACCACTTTCCTTTTTCGGACTTAACTTCGATTTTCCCGCCGCCTTCAAGGATACTGCATATCTCCTGTTCCTTAACTTTACCCCAATCTAAATCAATATCAAAGTTTGATTTACCCTTGTTTGTCGGCATAATATCTCCTTAATAACCTAAAGCATTCATACCACAGGTTAATTTTATATTTATCTTCAAATCTAGGTATTCCTAAATTATGTCTTTCAGTATGATGCAATCGGCACAAAGGGACGGCTGAGTAGTGTTTGAGAGTGGGTTTTTTGCGGTTACCCCCCATACCGATTGCTTCAAGGTGGTCAGGGTCAGGGGAAGGGGCAAAACAGACCAAACAAGTACATCCTCGAATATAATCAAGATATTTTATCGAATCTGCTTTAGCCAATCCTCTAACCTTAACACAATGTAAGCCTCGCCTCTATCTTGTCTTATAACTTGTGCATCTACATTTTCATTAGGCAGTAGGTAGGATGCTATACTTTTTCGGATTTTTGCCTGTATTTTGTAGTCTTCAATTATAAGGTCGACTTCGGCGTGCATTCCTAGACTTTCGCCATTGGATGCATAGGCTCTCTTGGAGTCGAGACCAAGTTCTTTTGCTTTATTAACAACATCTCTTTCAAATTTATTTCCCTTAACTTTACTTGGATGAGCCAACTTTACTCCTTTTTATAAATCTGCCTTTAGCATTTCTAGGCTTTTTTTTCTTTTCGGGGTCAGTACCCCATATAATTTCAAGCAATTCATCTAAAGCTTTTAATTCATTCATTGTTTTTTCCTTTATTTAATTTTCTTAAATATCTCTCGGCTTTTTTCCTACATAAAAATTTTTTATTATCTACAATATAGACAAATGCTAGTTCTTTAAATATCTTCATTTTATTAAATCTTCTAACTTGTTTTTGATTTCACTTTCTATTTGATTTTTAATTTTATTGACACCTTCGTCTATTTCTTCTTTTTTCTCTTCAACTTTTTCTTCTATCTTTTCTTTCTTTTCTTCTATCTTTTCTTCTATTTTTTGCTTTATTTCTTCCTCTGCTTTTGATTTTATAATCGCCTTAAAATCTACAAAGCTAATTATAACCGCTATAGACACAAGGCTAAAAGCAATTACAGACACATTTATAATAGTTTTTTTCTTCATGGGACTCCTTTAATTATAAGGCGGGGACTTGCAATACTTTAAGGGAAACCTTGCAAGTGGAGTTAGACAGACCCCCCGCCTTAATTATTTATCTAGTTTTTGATTTTATAGCAAATCTATTAAATAGCTTTATAAATCCACCTTTATTTCTTCCAACATCTCTTCTTTCAACACTACCTATTTTTCCAAACTTTCTTTTAAATTTAGTTCTTCCTTTCATTGCTTCTTTTTTGTTCGCAAAAAAAGAACAAAACTCTACATCGCCATCTTCATAGCGAACTACATATACATACATAATCTCTCCTTTTATAAGTGTTTTTTTAATTCAATTAAAGCTTTCTTAGGCATATCATAACCTTGTTCATACATAATCCAAAGAGAATTAACACAAGTCTTTAAAAACTTATCTAACTGCTCATCTCCATACATATTTTTGGTTATCTCTAAAAATTCTCTAAACTCTTCTATTTTAAGATTTTCGTCCATTATTTCCTCTCTGGCAATATTTCGGCTTTGCAACACCTACTATCGCCTTTTAGTTCATAATCGTTAAAAAAGTCAGAGGTTCGGCACTTGGAACAATATCCGACAAAAAATCTTCCAGTAACATCTCTGCGATACTCTGCTTTTTGTTTAGGCAACTCAATCTCATCCTCCCACCTTCTTTGATTTATAAAGGTAGATGGATGAGGTATGAACTGCTTTTCTGTTTCGTTAGCCTTCCAAACTTTAATATAATTTATAAGCCCAGTATAAGCATCAAACCTGTCTTTAATCGATAGCTTCTTAAATGACTTTTCAGCAAGAAATCTACCAA